ATCTTGTCTTCTACCTTACGAGATAACGATACAACAAAGTCTGCTGTCATAATTTTGATATATGATTCAGCAACCTTTCCAGCTTCTATTACATCCTCATCTAAAGCACTTCTGTTAGCTTGACTTGCTGTCCACACTGGTACTTCTAGTTCTCCAGCAAGACCCCTGAGATCCTCATAAATGTTACCTAGAGCATGTCTCATTTCCTTGGATGAGCCTGAGTCTCTCATAATATCTGCATAGTCTACTATTACTAAATCCGGAGCTCCTTCGAGAGTAGTTAATCGTTGTAGGTGTGCTTTTATTGTATGCACCGTTGCTGACTTGGTAGGATAATATTTTATAAACAAATTACCCTTGAGATCAAATACTTTCTGAGACACCTCGTCTTTATGGAATTTTAAATTTTGATTAGCAATTCCAGTAAAGATGCTATCATATCTCAATCCCACATAGCCTTCATTTAGTTCTAACGAGTAATGTACAATCTTTTTACCACTCTTTATAGCAGATGCACCTATTGCTGATAACACCCAACTCTTTCCAGCACCCGCTGGTGCTACTACCACTCCTAACTCACCTCCACCTAAACCTCCCTGCATGAGTTCATTTATAACTTCCCATGGCGTTTCAACGGTATCTCTAGCCATTTCCTCATACCGCTCATCTATCATGGTTTGATAGTTATGACCTATATCTCTCTCCATACCAGCCTTCATGGCATCATCTATAATTGATTTAATTTTATCAAAGTCTCCATCATACTCCAGTATCTCTACTGACTCCATAATAGCTGTTTTGAGTGCTTGGTTTTTGAAAAAATCTATTGTTTTATCTTGAACAAATTCTAGATCTGGTGCTTCGTATGTTTGATATACTTCCTTCAATGTCTCTATCACACTAGTCTTGAGAACCTCTTGTTCTATAGAACTAACACCTACCTTGAAAGCATCAATAGTTATTGCTTTGTTATACTTAACAAAATATTCTTTACTATGACGAATTATCCATTTTTTGGCATCTCCGTCATAGTATTGATCATCCAACATATCAACTACCTGCTCTAAAAACTTCTTGTCGGTCATTAGAGATACTATGCTTTTTATTTGAAAAGCATGACCAAATTGAGATAGTTTACTAATTGCCATTCAGACCTCCAAATCTATCTAATCGTACAAACTCAATTAACCAGGAATCCATATTAGGTATAGCTCCGTTCAATTTATCCTGCACGAACATTGTTGAAAATCTAAACTTAACCAGACGAGGTATCTTTCTGGTTAGAGCTTGTTGTATATATCGTTTATTGTGATTACTTAGGTCTACGTCATGAAGTTGCATTAACAAATAATTCCGTTTAATTATCATTTGGTTTTCTCGGATCTGTTGCAATATTTTATATTTATGCTTTGGATCATCGCTAAACTTAATGACATCTTTAACAGTAAAGCTACTGTTTTCTGTCAGTTGGGGAATATATTTTTTAATGGTTTTTAATCCTGCACCCTTGATACCTGGAATGTTGTCAGACTTATCACCCTCCAAGGTTCTCAAAGTAATAAAGTTCTCTGAAGATACACCAAATTCCTCTTTTATCTTTTCTGGTGTATATTCTATTTTCTTTGTAGGTGACCACACTGTCACTCTATCCGTTATCAATTGGTAGAAATCCTTATCCGTACTCATAATAACTATTCTACTTTTTGGTAATAACGAGGTCGTTAGATATGCAATAACATCGTCAGCTTCACAATAATCTATACTCATTATCGTGACTGGCAGTTCCTCTAAATATCTAATAAGTCTTCCTAGTTGGAGCTTCATAGATTGTTCTTCGTCTTGAGGTGCAGTACCCCAATCTACGTTTCTATTGAATCTTTGTTTCACTCTACGGTTGCCTTTATATTCAGGGAAAATCTTTCGTCGCTTCTTAGAGCCACCCTTACCATCAAATGTAATAATGCACCTTGTAGGTTTTATCCTGTTGATAGTATATCTAACAGATTTCAAGAAACCTATTATACCACCAATATGGATACCATCATCATTCAACGCTGGATTAGCACTAAAAGCTCTAATGAAAGTGTTGAGTCAGAGACCATCAATGATGAGCACACGACTATTAATGTCTAGTGACTTCTCATCATTGATGGCATGGTTCTCCTCTAACTGCTCGAGAATGTTATTATATCGTTTATGGACTCCCTTAGAGTTCATCTACCACATCACTCGTTAGCTTTACATCATCGATACCTAAAGTTTGTGTTTGATATTTTAGAATTGATTTCTCACAAATTAGTTCATATACATATTTACATAATTTTTCATCACCATCTAGAATATCATTCCATTCTTTAGACTGAAACTTAATATCTTTCCCAGACGGGTCGGTAAGTGTGTACCAAGCCCCTGCCTGTTTAATCAATTTATGTTCCTTTAGAACTGATAACCATCCTCCATAGTCATCAACCCCTCTATCGAAGTACAATTGAAACTCACTCTGTCGAAGAGGTGGTCCCAATCGATTTTTTATAACCTGAGCTTTAACCTTCATACCAATTGTATTGTTCTTGGTATCCTTTATCTGACCTGTATTCTTGAGTCGAACGCGGGTCGAAGCATGAAATGGTAGAGCTTTTCCACCACTTGTAGTCCAAGGATCACCAAACATTACACCTAACTTCTGGCGAAGTTGGTTTGTGAATATTAAAGCTACTTTTTGTCTTGCTACCATCTGAGTTATCTTTCTCATAGCCTTAGAGATGATAATTGCTTTGCTGGTAGCCCATCCGTCCTTCTCAAAATCTGCATCCATTTCAACCTTAGTTGAAGCGGCTGCTAAACTGTCCACGAGTATAGTGACTAATTTATTTTGATCTGATTCACGAATTTTTGTTATGATGTTCTCGATAGCTTCAAAGATTTCCTCTACAGTCTCTAATTGAACATAGAGCATCTTTTTAGTATCAATACCAATTGCCTCTAAGAATTCTCTCGAGACAGCTGATTCTGTGTCTATATAGACAGCAAGACCATCTTGTTTTTGCGTGTTTGCTAATGTATGGGCTCCGAGAAGAGATTTTCCACTCCCCTCAAGACCATTTAGCTCTGTGATTTTGCCAACAGCTAATCCACCATACGCCCTATTTGATATTGCAATGTCTAACATAGATGATCCCGTGGATACCCATCCCGCTACATCTGTTGGACTATCGTCATTATTCAAAAAGTACGCAACTTGCTGGTGCTTAAACTGCTTGTTTAGTTCGCCCGCAATCACATCTGCGAGCTCGTCATGTTTACTCACCTATTTTGCAAATAGTTTGTCGAAAGCATCATCTACTTGATCAACTGTCTTGGATGTTTCCTTAGACGGTGTTGACATTGTTGTAGATTCACTTACTTCTTCAGTAGCTGATGGATTTAGATAGTTTGTTAAAACCACTTTTAGTTCATCATATGAAGGTTCCTTATACAACTCAGTGATTTGAGCTTGATTATTCATCAACTTTTCCATTTCAGTTCCATCTTCAACTAAAGCTGTCTGACTTGGTTTTACACGAATTGTAGTCTTCCCATACTGATTGCCTGCCTCTGCTGGAGTCTGACGTTCCACTACGATATCTCTACCAGACATTTCATCTGATATGTCACCATAGTCCGGATCTGCTATGAAACCTAAGAGTTCTTGATAAACCGTTTTACCAAAACCCCAAAATTTCACACCCTCGAACTCTTTACCTCTTACAACCACAGGAACGAAAGTTCTCATCTTTGGTTCAAGACGTTTACCTTGGATCCATTCATCTTTATCACCAGTACTCTTTAACTTACCAGCAAATTCGTTAATTGGATCTGGTCTACCAAATGATACCGGAGACATATGTGTCTTGTTATCACCCATGCTATAATGAAAATACAATTCAATAAATGGATTGCTCTTTTCAAACTTGTAAGGTACTATACGGATTTGAGTTTTACCTGCAGGTGGTTTCCAGAATGCGTCGGCTGTAGATTGAGTCTTTTGAAGCGACTGTAACCGATCTTTGATTTGTTGAATATCCATAGATATCCTCCTTATGTTTTATTATTAGTGTTTAGTTTTTATCGTTAAGCGATAACCATTATAGATATATATGTATGAAATTTTCCAAACATATAAGTTTTTTAAGATAGAATAATTTTGTGTTCATCCTCATATGTTTTGAGTATTCTCTTTACTAGTGGGTGTCTAACGCAATCATCTCTAGTAAATGCCATGTGATCTACTCCTTCCACTTCTTTCAATCTGCTCCATACATCATAGAATCCACTCTTCTCATATGCCGTGATACCATTGGCCTTGTATTTATCACACTGAGACATGTCCCCTTGAATAATCATTTTACAATTCTCTGATATTCTCGTCATTAATGTTTTTATTTGCATAGGTGATACGTTCTGTGCTTCATCTAAGATTACGTAACAATTCTCCAAGTTAGTCCCTCTTAGAAAATTTAGTACTCCAATTTCTATCTTACCATCATGTATTAACTTTGATGCCTTATCTTTGCCCACTATTTTATCCAATATAGTAAATGTAGATTCGTTATACTGTTGTATTTTAGATTGTAACTCACCTGGTAGGAAACCTAATTTATCCTCATTACCCACATCAACTGTTGGATTTATTATGATGAGTTTATTGTATGGAGTACCTCTTCTCAGTACATCTTGTAGTGCTTTATATATAGATACGTATGTTTTTCCTGTACCTGCTATCCCATGACATAAAATCAACTGAGCCTCGGAGTTACCCATCTTGTGATAAAAGAGGGCTTGATTTTGTGTTTTAAACTTTATGTTATTAACGATCTTAGGAATTGAACCTATTTGGGACTTGTATACTTTTTTTACTTTGTTTTTCATATTAGTTCTACCATTTATCCTTTGGACATTCAGCTGATTCATAATGAACCTTTACGTTCATGAAACAGCCACATTCTACACATCTGCCATCTTTCTTATTGGTGTCGGGATTTGTCTCATCATACAGTAATGCTGGGCAATCCTTACAGATCCGCCATCTGTGTTGAGCTTTGTGGGATTCACATATAACCCTTTTACCTCTGAGAAATAGTTTTAAAGATCTCCATTGTTCTACTGCTAATCCACGAGCCATATTGAGTGACGAAGGT